TTAGCATACTTTTATTTTCTAAACATACACAACAATCTTCTACTTCATTTGTATATGTATGTTTTCCCATTTGAACCGCACAATTCATACACATACCATTATGACAAAATGATACCCATTTTGGTTGTTTTGTATTACAATATTTATAATTTCTACATTCAATTGGTATACAACAATTAGAAGGACAAAATCCATTATGTTCTCTATGACCACAAACACATACTTCATTATAATCAGTTGTTTCTTCGTTAAAACATTCGCAAGCACATTGTGCTAAACATTCACCATTACCATTACACGATGACATTTTAATTAGTTAATTCTAATATTTTTATATTATAATTAAATTATTTCTATATAAAACTTGCTTTTGTATTTTGAAAGCAAGAATAAGAATATAAAACCAAGTTTTTACCATTTACTCTTTTTGACCGCTATTTTTGGCCCTTGACCGCGTTTCTTCACGTTATTCGGGTCATATTGCTCGTCTTCATCGTCATTATTTAACTGTTTTGATATTTCCCAGAACTCTTTTGAACCCAACCTGAAGTCATTATGAGCATCTGCCTTGTACCAAAACACCTGATCCTGTAATTTATTGGACTTCGAGTTGTTATTTATCACTAAACACTCGAAATTCTCAGTGCATTGATCCATTACTTGACAAAACGACTCCAATGTGGGAAACATACCCGCATAATTTTCATAAATTCGTTTCCTATTTGCAATATATGGTTCTCTCAAAATAAACACGTAATCGATATTTGTTCGCAGCGTTGGTGGTATGCCTAACGGATATTGCATTGTGATGAGTAACATGACCTTCCAGTGACGTCCGTTCATAAAAAGTAATCGCATCATTTTATCACGCGCCCAAGTATTGTCGTACAAACAATCATCTAAAATAACAAAAGTTCTTGGGTCAATAGTGCTTCTATTGAATTGCTCCATTTCTTTCTTTATTTGTTTCAATACACCACGCTGGCGTTTTAAAACGTTTTCAATAATAACGGTGTTGTATTCGTTGTGAATGAATAATTTAGGTACTAATTTTCCGTAAAAGCCGTTGCCCTCTTCTGTACCTGATATAACAGTCCCGATAGGTATGTCTTGATGATAATATAATAAATCTCGTACTAAAAATGATTTACCGGTGTCACGACGACCAATTAAGACAACTACAGGTCCTTTAGACTCATTCGGTTTAAAACTTATACTTTTCATATCAAATCTTTTTAATTCTAAATTCATATATTATGCGTTGCGAAAATTAAATCTATAAACTAAACTAATATATATGACGAGAAGAGTTCACGTTATTGGGCCTTTTAATAGTGGGACAAATTTAATGCATAATATCATACAAAAAAGCGATTGTATTGATTTAACCACTAGTAAACCTGTAATTATTGGAGGTATACACGAGCCATTTGGTAAGCATATTATGACGATAAATACTATAAATAAATATCTTGACGATAAAGATAATTTATTGATAATTATGTATAAAAATGTATATAATTGGATATATAGTATAAAAAAAAACCCGTACGATGTTAAATACATTAATCTATTGTCACCAGTAGAATTATATGGAAAAACATTTCCTAATATTGTAGAATTATATAATTTTTATTATATTAATTACATGTCAATATTAAATAGATATAACAACGTGGTATTTTTAGATTATGCTAAAATAATACAAAAAAATACGTGTTATGATTATATTAATACTACTTTAAGGAAACTCAATTTATTTATATCGTCTAAACCTAAATTCGATAATCAACTTATGACAAAGGCTAAATCACATGGACAATCAGTAAAGACAGCTGATGAAGCTGCTGTCCAATATATGGACACTAACAAATTGCTTAAACTGTTTGTAAATATACATCCTAACTTACAAAAAAGCATAAACACTAATTTATTTTCTTTTTATGAAAAATAATTATGAATTTATATTTTATTTAGGAATTAAAATAAGTTAAATATTACTTTTATTTATATTCTATTTAGCTAATGACTATTACCGTAGACTACCAAAAGCGAAAGAATACAAACCTGTTTATTAAGTTTCAAACTAACAATAGCACCAACCTGACGAACATCCAAAATTATATGCCTATATATGAACGTTTTTTCTCCTTAAACAATACAAATTATAATTCCATTAATTTAAATCATCAATTGTATATTTCAGACATTAAGGATACAAACGTAAAGGATATTAGCAACGAAAATATCCTTAATTGTAAGCTAAAACATATTACAGATAATGTACATACAACAACTAGATCAATATTTATAAAAATGGCTCCACTTCTTGATCCATTTAAATATATAATAGGTAAATACCCTTATAGTGACCCGAATTTATTTAATTTACCATCATTTGATAAAACAGTTAATGTACATCCGAAAATAATGGAACAAAACAATTCAGCATATATAGATGGGTTTTTCTCATTTTTAACTAGTAAAATATTACATGAACATAATTTTATCCATGGTGTCGATTATTATGGATCATTTTTGGCAATTAAAAATAATTATAAACTAAATATTATCGATGATTTAGATTATTTGGTACAGTCGGATTTTTTCAATAAACAAAAAAACGTATTGTTTAATGTTGAGGATTTTTCTCATTTAATGTCAAATCATGATGATAAAAAACCGTTAAAACCATTAAAGATTTCTACTAGCTTGAAATCGAATGTATCTATTAAATCTATTGACGATTCTATGTTTGAAAATATTTTTGAAAATGATACTGAACATGTTTCTCTAACAGATATAAAAAACATGGGTCTGGATATAGTTGATATTACAAATTCATATGAGGTTGATACTGATACAAATAATCAAAAAAAAACAGAAACATTAAGATCTGGATCTACTTGTTCTTCTAGAACATCTCATACAAATGATAATGATGAGAATGATTTTATGAATAATAAGATGAATTTTGATGAAGATGAAGTTGAGGAAATGGATGAAAAAATGGAAGAAACAATGGATGAAACAATGGAAGAAAAAATGGATATAGAAGAAATCCCCATGGATGTAGAAGATGATGTTTATGAAGATGTTGAGAGTGATGAAGAAGGCGATGAAGAAGACGAAGATGAGGATGAGGACGAAGACGAAGAAGAAGATGAAAAACTTATTTTAACTTTTGATAAGTTTCCAGTACAAGTTATTTGTATGGAACAATGTGAAGACACATTTGATAATTTAATTATTAACGGAACTTTAACAAACGATGAATGGTTTTCGGCATTAATGCAAATAATAATGATTCTTATAACATATCAAAAAATGTTTTCATTTACTCACAACGATCTTCATACAAACAATATAATGTATATTCCAACTAACAAAAAATTTATATATTATTGTTACAAAAAGAAGACATATAAGGTGCCAACATTTGGTAAATTGTATAAGATTATTGATTTTGGCCGTGCAATTTATAAATTTAATGGAAACATATTTTGTAGTGATAGTTTTCAAATAGGGGGTGATGCCGCGACACAATATAATACAGAACCATATTTTAACGACAAAAAACCTAGATTAGAACCAAATTTTAGTTTTGATCTTTGTCGTTTAGCTTGTTCTATTTTTGATTATGTAGTTGATGATTTAGAATTAATTAAAAACTTAGATACTTGTTCTCCAATAATTAAACTAATTGTTGAATGGTGTATGGATGATAACAGTATTAACGTTTTATATAAAAATAATGGCGCTGAAAGATATCCTGATTTTAAACTATATAAAATGATTGCCAGACATGTTCATAGACATACTCCGAATGCGCAACTAGATAGACCTGAATTTAGTAGTTTTATTGTCTCAAATAAAACAGTTACGAAGTTTGAACAAATTATAAATATCGATGAATTACCCAGTTATTGTTAAACGTTTATATATTATAATTATATTTATCATATATAATTATAAATGTCTAATTACGGTTTTATTATTACAAGACATGTTAATTCTGTCAATACTAACAAATATTGGAATCAAAGTGTTAAACTAATAAGAACTATGTATCCTTTAAAACAAATTGTTATTATAGATGATAATAGCAAGCAAGAATTAGTTAAGGCAGATTTTGACTATAAAAATCTAACTATAATTCAATCAGAATATCATGGACGTGGAGAATTGTTACCATATGTATATTACTTAAAATATAAGTGGTTTCCTAATGCTGTTATATTACACGACAGTGTATTTGTTCATAGACGAATACCTTTTGAATTATTTAATTTACCGGTAATGCCTTTATGGCACCATATATATGATAAAGAAAATGTTAATAATATTTTACGTATAACTTCAGCATTAACTAACAAATATAATTTAATCAAAAAAATAAATGGAGAGGAAACCAATATTCTTGGGTTAAAAAAAGACACATTTATTTTATGTTTTGGGTGTCAATCATACATTCAATTAAGTTTTTTAGAATTATTACAGAAAAAATACAATATAACTAATCTTGTAAATGTTATAAGAAATCGAACAGACCGTTGTTCATTAGAACGCATAATGGGTTTATTATTTTGCGAAGAATATCCAAAACTGGTAAACATAAAATCTTTATTTGGTGATATAATAACAAAAAATAAAACATTTCAATATAATTACGATCAATATAAGGTGGATTTAAAAAATGGAAAAATAATATATCCATTTGTTAAAGTGTGGACTGGTCGTTAAAAGTGTATATGACCGTTAAAAGTGTTCTTAAAAAGGTGGGTTATCTGTAAAAGCCATAGGTATGCTAGGAACAATTGTCTCATTTATTGCTGGTTCAACTTGTCCTAAAATAGAATTACCAATTACAACACTAAAATATACGACCAATGAATCTCTAATTAAAAATTTCAAAGGTTTTGGTTCTTTATCAACATATCGCATTTCTAAAAATTTTATTATAAAAAATATTAAAGACATGATAGCAGCTACAAAAAATATATTGTCCATCTTACAATATATTTTTAGAATTCAAACAGGTAAAAAACGCATTAATTTTATACTAAAATCTCTATATCGGCCAATCCTAAAATATCATCATTTAATTTGCCTCCTTGTTGATCAATTACATTAACGTCTAAACTGTCTAATGATACATCTTCATTTGAAATTGTTAGTTTTTCATCATCGTCTTCCTCTTCCATTTTTCTTTTGATATTTCTTAATGTACTAATTTCTTCAAGTCTCTCTATGTTTTTTGGCGCAGTTACAAACTCTTCTTTTCCATGATTATTCATAACAGCATCTACATCATTAAATTTTATATTTTCCTTTATTTTTTCCTTATTTTCTCCTCCTTCAATAATGGTTTGAGTTTCAACCTTTTCAACCGGTTTTTCAACAATTTGTTCTTTTATTTCTTCTACAACATCTTCCTCAACAGTTTCATCCATATATGCCTTTAATATACTCTCAACAGGGATGCTTTCTCTAACTGCGTTTAATATACATTCCTGAACTATAGTCTCTAATTCTCTAGTATGTTTTTGAATTTGAAGAGGGGCAATATTGATTTCAAATAAGTAGACATTTTTGTATACCTTTCTGGCTACATTTACATAAGCTTTATGGATAAAATCATCTAATTTTGGGATATTAATATCTATTTTCTTTTGTTTTTGACCAACACGCATAGCAGTTAATAACTTCAATTGAATTATATGGATACATGTAACTAATTCTTCTAAATAAGAACAACCACTTTTTTCAATAATTCTTTTTCGTTCCGTCTCAATAATTGTTGCGTTCCATTTTGGAACTCGAGCAATAAAATTTTGGAAAGTCATTAAATACTTATCTAACTCACCATTTTCCCTACATAACTTATAAGATTCATCAAAAATAGATTTAAAACCTTCAATAATTAAAGGGGTTAAAATCGTTAATAAACGAGCTCCCCATTCATTCTTTGATTCATGCAAGGAACTAACATTAAAATCGTCCATATTGTAAAATATAAATCTTAAATTTTTATTTTTTAAACTAATTGTTATTGTTTATTGTTTTTATTGTTTTTATTTTATCGTCACAAATTGTGATTTATAATTTGTTACTGAAAAAGGTAATAAAATATATTGATATAAATGAGTTAAGATTTTCAGTCACAAAAACAAAATAAAAAGTCCGGGTCATTTTCGATTTTGGACATTTATAAAATGTCCAATTTGAGAAATCCAAAAAAAGTTTTGAAAAAGGATGTTGCAAAAAGTGACTTGTGACGAAAATGCTCTAAATTTTGTTTTTTTGCTTTTTTATTTGTTAGCATAAAAAATATATACTTTTTATAAAAAATAATTTAGGCGTTTTTTGTGTCAGTATATTATACTGACAAATGACTGACGTTTTTACGCCAAAAAACGCCGAAAAATATTATTGTGATATTTGTGACTTTAAATGCTTTAAATCAAGTGATTGGGACCGACATATTTTGACACGCAAACATTTGAATACTGACAAAATACTGACAAATACTGCCGATTTTACGCCAAAAAACGCCACTGCATTTTTTTGCGATTGTGGACGCATATATAAACATAGACAGAGCTTATTCAATCATAAAAAAAAATGTAATACATTTAATAAAACCCAATTTATTTTAGATGTAATTAAAAAAGACGATTTAGTAAAGGATTTTCTTATAGAACAAAACAAACAATTGTCAGAGCAGAATAAAATATTAATAGAACAAAATACCAAACTGTTTCAAATCGCACAAACGAACACAACTAATACAATTAATAATAATTATAACAATAATAATAAGTTTAGTATAAATGTGTTTTTAAATGAACAATGTAAAGACGCCTTAAATATAAATGAGTTTGTTAATTCATTGGTTTTAGGTGTAAAAGAATTGGAACAAACTGCTAAGTTAGGTTATGTTGAAGGAATATCTAAAATTTTTATTGATGGATTAAATCAATTAAATATTTATAAACGACCACTTCATTGTAATGATAGTAAAAGGGAAATTTTTTACATAAAAGATGATAATAAATGGGTAAAAGAAACCGACAACAAAGATAAAATAACAAATGCTATTAAGCATATTGCTAATAAAAATATTAAACAAATTAGTAATTGGCAAAAAGAAAATCCGGAATATATGGATCCAGATTCTAAACAAAATGATAAATATATGAAAATGCTGTGTGAAGTTATGTCTGGTTCAACCAAAGAAGAACAACAGCGTAATTACAGTAAAATCATCAAAAATGTATCAAAAGAAGTTACAATTAAAGACATCAATTAAAGACATCAATTAAAGACATCAATTAATTATATAAAATGTAGTAATATATTACAATATATTTGTATCATATTACATAAAGGATAGATTTTCTAAATCGACTGTTTTATCTAAAAATGTGAAATTAATGACAAATGATAATAGCAATTTTTCATTACGAATTTCTTTTCTTACTTTGTTAAATGCAACCAATAATTCATATCGTTTTTTATCGTCTATTTCGAAATTATGTACTTCGAGCAAATGAATTATATCTAATGCGTTATATGCTTTTTCATATAATTTTGTCACGAATTTCAATAAATCTGCTTCGCTCATTTTTTGCTTTATAATTTTCGTTAATTCCTTTTTCAACCAATCAATTCTTTGGGTCTTTATGTCTGTTAGTTTAAATGTCTGCTCTATATTATATTTGTAAAGATTAATTGGATTACCATTGTATTCGGGTTCAGATATGTATAATTCACAAAAACGGGATAAAATAGGTCTCAACATTTTATATTTATCTTCAACAATTAAAAAAAAACGTGTATTATGACTGAACAACTCTATACACCGTCTTAACGCCGATTGAGCGTCCATTGTTAGTTTATCACCATTTAATAAGACAATACTTTTAAAAGTTCCGCCTCCATTTGAATTAATATGTGTTTTCGCAAAGAACTTTAATTCGTCTCTAATAAATTTAATACCTTTCCCATGTGCGCAATTCACGTACATAACGAAATCCTTTATTTTATCTTTATTTCCATCATAAATCAATGAAATAAAATCATTCACAATTGTACTTTTTCCGGTTCCACTTGGACCATTAAAAATAATATTCGGTATTTTATGTATATCATTGAAGTATTTTAATTTATCTTTTATGTTTTGATGGATATTTAGTGTCATTTTTTAGATTATTTATATTAATGTAGTGTTTTTATATATTAATATAACGCATTTGTTATTATTATTTTAATACAAATTTATTAGTATGTTGTTATTTATACAACACTGGATAAACTATGAGTAAATGGATTTTCACGAAATGCGTTTAATAGATCTGATGATATACGGTTATTATCAGCAGTTTCGTTGTAATATTGCGGTGTATTCGTTTTTCCATATGTTTGTACCGATGGACCATTATGTATAGTAGCTTGAGGAGCCCATAATCTGTTATTTTCACGATCAGCATCCAACTTGGACATTGTCACGTTTATTTGAGAATTAAAATTCTTGGCATTCCCTTGATTTGTTCGCGACACAACTACCCTTTCTTTTACATCATTATTCGTTTGTCTATATTCAGCATCATATTGTCTCAAACCATGTTTAGACGACATACCCATAAATTGATTATGATTCACTGTATCACGCTGATTCGCAATTGCCTGCTGTTCTGTAACCGCATAAGCCGCATTATGACTCTGATTACCAATATAAGCATTTGGTTGATATAAGGTAGTTTCTTTTACGGTTACATCGGGTACATCACAATTATCTAAAACATAGTTTCCAGGTACTTCACCACCAATGTTACCAAATATGCGCATATTAGAAGTATATTCTTCTTTTCTAGATGGTCTTAGTATATCCATAATGGGAGCAATTGCCGCACCAATAGCGCTAGTGAAGCCAGAACCAAAAGTTTGTGGTTGTTGATTTATTGATCGGTTATTTGTATAATTTATATGACTATTTAGATTTTGTTCTAAATCGTTATGTGCCCCGGTTCCCCGTGTTTTAGAAGGTCCTACTTCATATCCTTCTAATTGTTGTCTTTTAGGAGCTTCGTGTTGCTTTGGAACATAACTAGCTGTCTTAAGTGTCGAATTAGGTGTTCCATGTTGAAATTTAGTCGTTTCATTTCTATTAGATGTTTTTTGTATCTCTTCAGAAACAAATCTATTTGCCTTTTCAGCACCAGTTGTGGTTAACCAACGGTCTTGAGAATTAACAAAAAATGTATCCGGTCTATATTTTTCTACCTTTCCTTCAATACCAACATTCTTAATTACTGATGCTGCTGGACCCTGAAGATTATCTAAAGTATATTCCTGTTTTGGGTTAGTTGATATACGCATTTCATCAACTGTTTTTGGTAACCATTTATCACGTGCTTCCATTCCGGAATTGAATCCGTGACTACCTTCAGCACTATATCCTTTGTCTAAACCTGGTCCTACACGGATTGACTCAAATGGTTTAACCATGTTATTTCTGTTGACTGGGTTTTGTCTTGATTGGTAAAAATCGCTCATGTCAGGCATACCATAAGTCCATTGAACATTGTCTTGGGGTTTAAAAAGTGGCGCTTGTTCAATCTTCTTAATTGTCTGGGAACCGTTTCCTACATAATTGTCTAAAATGGTTTCAGTATTATTATTATTGTATATTTGGCCTTTAGGTTTTCCTCCATTAAACGGTTGCATATTGTTATGAATGAATTCCTTTGAGGCCATGTAATCACCAGTTAGCGAATATATTTGTGGAATATTACTTGTAACTGGGTCTCCAGTACGTTGTCGTTGTTGATATGCATTTTGATTAAAATACTTATCAGTCGCAGCATTTGGATTGGGGTATTCTTGTACAGTGTCTACAAGTTCTTTATTGTTCATAATTGGATAATTTTGAGGAGGTATATTTGTATTGGGTAAATAATTGTTGGATGTTTGTAAATTACTCCTTATACCCATATTGTTAAAGTTTTCTTTTGGTTTTGAATTATCTTTTTTGGAGTTGTTAGTATTTTGATTTGAAATAACATACATTCCTCCTAATGCTACTAATGGTATCGCTAATTCCATATTATATATATACTTTAAAAAAAACTACAATAAATACACTTTTTAATTTTTTAAATAAAAATAAAAATAAAAATAAAAAACTACAATAAATACACTTTTTAATTATTATTTTAAAAAGTATATCAAATTCTTAAATATTCTCTATTTACTTGGACTAGGACCAGGTCTTGAAATCGGAGCTGTATAAAACTGATTGTTTTGCGGTATGCAATTACGTTGTCCCTTAAAATTATCCTTCTCTAAAATTCTTGTACTAGTGTAATTTTGAAAAGATATTTCTGTATGGGCTTGAGGATTATTAGGTAATATATATGCGTGATTTTGCTGTAAGTCTCTTGCCGTCCAAGCAGGCATAATCACCCTAGATTGTTCAGTTGTCAAAGTATCGCAAACAGGGTAATCTATGGGAGAGGCATGTACCGTTTGTTTTTTATATTTATTTTTATCTAAACAATCTCGATTTAAATTTCTGTCTATTCCTAAAAGTGAACTTTGAATATCGATAGAATGGGTCCATAAATTGCCTCCCCATTTTTGAGGAATTATTTGAGGGTCTAACATAAAACAAGGCTTATCACCATTTCCAGGAGTGTCTAAATACCAGCGTTCCTGGTCGGTTTGCTGTTGTAATTGTTTACTTATTCTTGCCGGATCATCGTGAAATCTGGTAAATGCCATTTATATATATATACTTTTTTTATTTCATTATAAAAAAGTATAGCAAAAGAAATTATACATATACTTTTTTGATTTAATTATAATTCTGCTTTTGCTTTTGCTTTTGATTTTACTACTTTTTATAAAAAATTATACAACATTAGTTCTTGTAAAACTACATAATAACTTAAAAGTAAAATCGTGCGGATTATCACTTCCCATATACAGATAGAGTTTTAATGGAAGATTACTCACACTAGTGCCAACAAGTCCAGTAAAGTCAATATAGTCAGTCCAAGTATGAGATTGAAAGTCGCTATTAGTCCCCCCAGCAGTCCAAGTAGAATTATTATTGTGCTTACAATATGGAGTTGCTACTGTAAAAATAGTTGGAGTATAAAAATTTGTTGCTTGGTCTTGAAAATCAATATAAAATGCTAATGCCTTGTCTGATGAGTTATTTTGTCCCCCAGCATTCCAAGTTTGTAATGTAAATCCAATTCGCCACTTTGTAGAAGTATAACCAACACTAGGAGTTTCAACAAAAAACTCAGGAGGAAAATTAACATTAGTTATAAAAACATTAGTTAATGCTTGACCCCCGCCGTAGTTAATAACGTCAGTAGCATATGTTTCAAAGCAAATAGGCATAGAATAGTTGTAAGAATTAACATTAAGAGCATTCAAATTAATATTCAATCCAGCCGTTAAATTTATAGCGTCTAACACCGTAGTCAAACCAATATCATCACTCGCCGTCATAGAAATAGCAGCACCAACACAACTCAAGGTCATAGGATTATTATTCGCAGTCATAGTAAGTCCGTCGTTACCAGTTATTGTCATTAAAGAAGCAGAAGTTAAAGTCATCGGGTCGTTACTCGCAGTCAAATAAACACCGTCGGTTGCTATAATATTAACAGAGGTGCCTGAATTAATACCGATATTATTACCCGTTGTGTTTAAAGATATACTATCAGCATTCAAGTTTATCGGTTGAATTGGAGAACTCAAAGTTAGAGCGTCAACTGAGGTAATAGTAAGAGGTCCGCTACCAGTCATTCCGTAAGGCGATAAAGAACAATTAATACCAGTATTACCTGATTGTAATAAAATTTTCTCTGAACGTAAATTCGCACTATTATCTACCCATAAAGGATTTGTAAAACCTTGTGGACCGCTTGGTTGCGGTGTCAATGCTAAATAGATTGGGTCTATACCACCGGTCACTAATAAATTACCATATATAAGCACATCTTGTCCTGTTACACCGATACCAGTGTATCCTCCACCGGTTATTCCGAGTCCATTCATAGGTGTCCACGGACTACCACCAGTTGCCCCCCGTGCTCCCGTGCTGCCTTGTGCTCCTGTACTGCCTTGTGCTCCCGTACTGCCTTGTGATCCCGTACTGCCTTGTGATCCCGTGCTGCCTTGTGATCCCGTGCTGCCTTGTGCTCCCGTACTGCCTTGTTCTCCCGTACTGCCTTGTGCTCCTCCAGCTGGTCCTTGTGCACCTTGTGTACCTGTCGCTCCTCTACAACCACAGCCGGTGGCCCCCCGTATACCGGTAGCCCCTTGAGGTCCGGTTGATCCATATGGACCAATTGGCCCACCTTTACCCTGGGAACCCTGTGGTCCAATTGTTGACTGGCATTTATTATCACAACGTCTAGCTCCTAAATAATTAGAAAAGTTATTATACATTAATATATAATAACATTTATTTTTAATTATTAATATCCTATTTTACTTAAATATGTTAGAAAAGTTATTATACATTACTATATAATAACATTTATATTTTTTATAATTTACATGGACGGTAAAGGTACTAATGCGAGACGAATACTTCCCAAACTAGCAATATCATACTTCACTACTAAAGGTAAATCATTCTCTAAATATATTTCAATTTGTGAACATAAATTCGTACATTTAATGAAATAACCTAGATTCTTTAAAGAGAATTCTCCTTGAATCACCTTAGATGAATCAGGCTTCATAGTAAATTCCATAGAGCCATCAGATTCGGCACGATGAATTTCAGCAGAAGCAAATTGTCCTTGACACTTAAAAATAAGTTCATTCCCGACGGATTTAATTTCCAATTTATCGGAAATGCAAGATAAGTCACGAATAATTTTTTGAAAATCAACAGATGGAAGATTAATAATAGAAGAAAATTTAACCTTAGGTACTTCCAATTCGTCCTGTTCAGGTTCGATTAACCGAAGTTTTTGGGTTTTACATTGTTTAATATCTCCATTTTCGAATTTTAAGGCTAAATGTGAAACAACACCGTCGAAGTAATCAGAGTTTTCAATATACATAGTCAAAGTGTCGTCATTATCAATAGAATTGATAAGTTTAAATAAATGAAACATATTAACCCCAATAATAATTTTTTCTTTTTTACATTCATAAAACTGAAAATTAGAAGCTGCTAAATGTAGATGCACTAAAATAGTATGAGACTTATCCATATTAATAATTTTAATACCATCGGGTTGAAAAGAAATGTTGGTTTCTAAAAGAATATCTTTTAATGCCGTCATTAAAGTACGAAAAGGAGCAATTTGAATCGTTTTAATAGTTAAAACGTTGTTTTCTGTAGAATTATGTTTATTGGTAAATTGTGACATTATAATAATAAAAATGAACGAATATTCTTTAAATACTTATGCTACTAAAATATAAATATTATATTAAACGAATAAAATTATTAATTCATATATCCAATAAATTATTACTCCAATAAAATATTAAATATATAAAAAATATACTTAAACACTTACAAAAATAATTTATAATGGAAGACGTAAAACAAACTGAAGACGTAAAACAAACTGAAGACGTAAAACAAACTGAAGACGTAAAACAAATAGAATTAAATATCATCGAATTATTTAAAAAATATAAAGACGATGAATACATGTTTAATCGTTTACAAACCCATTTAGAAAATTTGCCGACTGTGTTAGAACAAGAAAACAAAAGACACGAAGAACGTATGCTAAGAATTAATGAACTAAATACAGAACAAGAAAATTTCTATAAGGTATTTTTAAGCAAGCACCGATATTACTACATGCCTTATAATAATATATATTATGAGTATGATGGTAAAACATATAAAATAGTTAAAGACGACGATATTCATCATAATTTATTATCAACCATTACAGACGAAGGTAAACTGATACAATGGAAACATAAAACAAAACAAAATATAATTAAACAGATAAAGGATAGGAGTTTATTTAAGACCACTCCTGAAACATATACAATTCAAAATGTATTAAAATTTTTACAGACGATTTTTGAAACCAAAACAGAATCAAAATATTTTCTTACAGTTATAGGGGATTGTATATTAAAAAAAAACGTAGATACTTTGATGTTTTTTGTTAGTTCAAATGTAAAAAAACTGGTGACTTTAATTGATTCAATCGCATACGTAACTACGGGTAACTCAATTATGAATAATTTTGTTACAAAGTATCATGATAATCATAAAATTAGTTTATATCGATTAATAAATACAAATGACCTAAATTTGGATATAGTAAAAGACTCTCTAAATAATATCGGTATAGATCTACTGTGTGTTGCGTCTCATTATTCCGAGTGTTATACAAATTCAGATAATTATTTAAATACAAAAGCAGACGAAAATATAAAAAAACACATACTACATTTTGTTTTTAGCCCATTAGATAAAGTTTTAGACGATTTTATTTGTCAATGCATTGAAACTGTAACGGTAGAAACGAATATTACATGGAAAAATATGCATTACATATGGAAATTGTATTTAAACAGTATAAACATTCCGAATATGATTTATTCTACTCAATTACAACAAATTTTGGCAACTAGACTTGAAAATAATAATGATAATGGGTCTCTAACATTTACACATGTAACCAGCAAATATCTACCAAATGTTAGTTCATTTTTATCTTTTTGGGATAAACATATTATTGTTTCTAATGACACTAATTTTGACGATGAATATGAAATAGATGAATTAATTACTTTATACAAAACTACAGAGCAAAACGGTCAGATAAATGAATCCACCATG